AAACCGACCATTCCAGCAGTTACTCCAGAACCAACTGAAATAATTTGATCTGCCTTAGAGTCAATCATGCAAACTTTAAGATTGTTTGCCCATTGACCTGGGTATTTTGCTGCTGCTATCCAACTAGTGGAAGAAGCATAATTGTTTACGTAGTCTTCGTAATTTTTAATTTTAACGTTGGCAGCTGAAGTACCATCTGTACCTACTCCAGCATTTTTTAAATTGCTGTTATCTACTCTTACAACTCTTAAAGTTCCACCATAGGAAAGATAAGACGATGCACTCAACCAATAGTCGTACTGAGCGTCTGTTGATTGGGGTTCACCGAAAGTAGCAAGAAGGTCTTGTTCTGTTTCTATTAAAGTCGGTACATCTACAGGTCCATTTTCAAATGGTCCTGCAATTGCTCCAACCTGGTCGTTAATACCATCCACTCTACCAATAGTTAAGTCAACTTCCCTTACTTTGGTTCCAGGAGATACTAAGTTAAGCGACATGTCTCTTTTCCTCTAGATCTTGTTCATTTTATCTAAAAATATTTATAAATTAGGATTCCTTACATGCATTCTTACATGTAGTCCCACATGTAATTCATACCACCACCCTTATCTCCATATTCATCTGTATACCAACGATCTCCTTCTGGATCTACAAATGAGACTTCATCAGTCCCATCACTAATGAACCCAAAAGGTGCCATATCTTGTTCTATTTGTTCTCTTTGATCTTCATATAATCTTTTTCTTACATCTTGATCAGTAAGTTCTTTAAAGTAAGGTTGTTGAAGTAACCATGCATATATTACAAGACACATAGCAAGGTCATCATTGCATCCTTCTTCTGCTTCAAATGAATTACTTTTTGATATAAAGGTAGTTAATTCTGATATAATTTCATAATCTTTAAATAATACTTTATCTGCTTCTATTACCTGTTTTAAGTTTAATGATCCAATCTTTTTCACAGTCTTAGACATCTTTACACCGAACTGTGTTTTATTACCTGAGAATCCTTGCCCTACAACTTGACCTGCTCTTCCTCGCATGGAACACATAAGAAGATTAATATATTCAAGGTCAAAGTTTAATATGGATGCAACTTGGTCTCCGACATCATTTACTTCACATAAAATAAATGCATTATTATATCCTCTTACGGTTTCATATATTATATTAGGAAATAGCATAGGTTTAACTTGATTATTTCTATACTTTGCAACTACCTGATGCGGAAACTCTGTTATATCAAATATAATAAATGCAGAATAATCTTCTCCTACTCCTCTTGCCACATCAACTGTACATAAGTAATCATGCTTTTCTACTGGTGCTGCATAGATGTCTAATCCACTATTAGATGTTACTGGTTTGTCATATACAAGAGATTTTAATTTTGCTGGTGCAATTAATGTATCAACAGATCCCAAGAACTCACATTCAAACTCAACCTTAAACTGTTGTTCCGATGTGTTCTTAATTGTTTGAAGTCTCCATTCCTCATCTCGATTTGGAACTTCGGACCAATGAACAGCAGTCGGTATATAATCACTCTCACCATTTTCTGCATCATGCCACATTCGGTAGAAATGATTCATACCTTTGGGAGTGGATACAATTATAATTTTAGTAGATGTACCAGATGAAATAGTAGGATATACTGAACTAAAGAAGTCATCTGCAATATGATTCGGTACGAAAGCAAATTCGTCCAAGAATATAATGTTAAAGGTCATACCTCGAACAGCAGCAGCAGATGTAGATGCTGCCATAATCTTAGAACCATTCTCTAGTTCTAAACTACCTTTGTTCCAAGTTAGAATACCTTGTTGCATCCATTTGGGAAGGTTTTCGTATGCAATCTGCAATCTACCAAGTAGATCTCGTGCAGTTGCTGCTTTGTTAGCAAGAATACCGATATTTACATTATCATTAATTATTGCATAGTGTAACAGATATGATACAGATGTCGTAGACTTACCAGTCTGTCGAGGCATCATGCAGATATTAAATCTATTATCGTGGAATCTTTGTATTAACTTCTCTTGAAAAGGCCACATGTCAAATCCGACAAGACCCTCATCAACGTTTACGATTTTTATATAATTCTTTGCAAAATAAACTGGATCATCTTTACACTTGATAAATTCACTAATTTGGTCAGCAGTAAACTCAACAGGCGTATTTGCCTTTTTTAAATTGGGGTTACCAAGATATATGTTGTCAGCCATAATTAATCAATCTTGTCCAGCAAATAATAGTGGTTTAGTAGGATCATTTTTTGCTGGATCGAAATACAATACTACAGCATTTGGATATGCTTTTCTTACTTCAAACGTAACTTCCGCTTTTGTTGGTCTAGTAAACTTTGAAAAAAACATATTTAATGATATTAATCTTCCTCTCCAATTAATAGCAATATTATATGTCCTTCCTCGTTCTTGAACACGAAGATATGATTCTCTAATATCTTTAAATCTTTTCATTATATGTTAGAACTTTCTATTATTTAGTATTCTGCTGATCGATTCCGTTTTTTAAGAGTTTCTGTAATTCTGCAGTAGAACCAACAAACAAAGCATTATTTACAGTTGATGGACCCTTTTTCTCTTCTGCATTTAATTCTTTTGTCTTTAATTGCAATTCAATTAACTTATCAGTTGTATCTGCAACATTCTTAAGTAATTGACTTACAACCTCATATGCTCTTGGTTGTTGACCTTCTTGTGCAACTTCCAAAATACTATCAAGTGCTTCTTGTCCTTTCTCAATCAAAGAGTATAGATTGCCTCGTGTGTATTCATAATCACGAACGGAATCAGGTTTTTCCCTCTCTAATTTTTTAAGTTCTTTCTTTGATTCTTTAATGACATCTTTTGCTTGATCTACGACTTCTATATCAAGAGATTCATTTATACTATCAAATTTACTCATACGTCAACTCCTTTAGATGGACTGTAAGTTTTGCCATCATTAAAATCAAATCTACTTTCACTAAATCCGAAGTCATCTCCAAGATCTAGTAATGCATCATCTGCTGCATTTATAGCATTAACTGCAGTACCTTGATTATGTGTATCAATTGTAGTACTGTATTCACCTCTATTAACTAACAATGTATTTCCAGTAATTTTTCTGATATACATTGTTTCGTTATCAATTTGTATATATGTCTTCTCAACAAGACTTACTGCATCACCAACGTCAAATTGTGTCTTCTCTATATCAAGATTATTAGCAAGAACTGTAGTTGCATCATCATTGTAATCCTTAGTAGCAGTTGGTTCTGCTGTATATCTAAGATCTCTAGAAGCAGTTTTTCTATCCTTAGTACGTGCAGCATAATCAACTGTAACTTTCTTGATAAGTCCTTCGGATGAAGTAGGAACAGGACCAAATAAGAATGTTTTTGCTGTAAAATTCAAATTATGTGTGATTACTCTCTTTTCTTCATAACCACTACCATAGGTATCATCAAAAGCTAGATTATCCAATACCATAGGAATATCTCTTTTTTCTCCAATCGAACTAACCAAATCGACAGTTAAATTAAATGATGGTTGAAAGAATGGAAGTATTTGTTCAATTATTTGTAGTGCATCTTCATTGTATTGAGTCATTACAGATAAAGTAAATCCAATATTATATGGAACTGGCATAAAAACCTTTCTAGCAACTTTCGTTCCACTAGTAGTAGCTGCTTTAAAAGTTTGCATTGTAGAAACTTTTCTAGAATTATCATATTGAATACTAGTCATCTCAAATGCTAGTCTAGGTAAAGTTATAGCAACTCTCTGTCTTAAATCTGGTTTTTGTTCCAATCTTGCAAGAAACTTTTCAACTGGACCATAAGCAATCGGAACTCTAACACTACTATGAACAGTGCCATCTGGTTTCTTATGCTGAATATCAATTGTATTAAAAAGAGTACCAAATGATATGATAGTCTTTCTAATAATTTCGTGATAGTAATAAGTTCCTAACATAATATTGTGATTTACTTATAATAACTATTTAGAACTCACCAAATGGATTGGTTTCATTAAAGTCTAAGATTGCGTCTGCTTCTGTCTCAAATGGAGTATTTTCATTAAATGTATCTTCCTCGTCTTGATCTGATGCAGTCTTAACAATATACTTAGTATCGGTTCCACCCATAGTAGTTCCAATTCCTACAACTGCTTCTCCAGGAACGAAACTACCACTAGGTCTTGTGACTTTAAGTATTCTGTCATCATAATCCCAACTCTGTACATGAGCAGTTGTTCCAGAACTAACTCCTCTAACAATTTCTTTATATTGATAATTTCCTGTTGCAAATCCTGCAGCAGCAGGTGGATCTATTGTTATTGATGGTGCTACGTTATAACCTGCACCAGCATTACTATATCTAATTGCAGCAACTTCATTATTGGTATTAAGAACTGCTTCTGCTTTTGCATCAGCATACCCAGTAACAGGATTTCTATTACTTGGATCATTAGCAAAAGTAACAGTTGGTGCAGAAGTATATCCAACACCAGCATTAGTTAATGTCATTGAAGTAACAATTCCTGCAGTGATACTACAAGTTGCTGTTGCTTGTGTTCCAGCATCTGCAGTATTTTGACTATTTCCTTTAAAATTGGAATTATAGAAATAATCATATGAAGCAGTTCCTCCACCAGGTGGATCTATCTGATAATTTCTACCATACTGATAACTATTACCACCATAATCTATTACACTTGCTGTTATTCCACCACTAGCATTAACTGCAGTTACTCTTACATATGCATCAGTACCTGTTCCTACAGTATAACCAGTTCTAGGTTTAATCAAACATTCATTACCAACGACAAAACCAGTTCCGAGTCCACTCGGTGTCCATTGTGTTACAATTCCTACTCTTAATGCAGGTGCTGCTATTGCAACTGCAGGAGCAGTCTTATATCCTTCACCACCTGTGGTAATGTTCAATCCAGTTAATATACCAACATTACTTGTATTTGTAGTTGCAGTTCCAACTAAAGCAGTTGCAGCTGCTGCAGGTGTTGACTGATCTATAGTAACATTTGGTATTGCTCCATATTGTTCTCCACCATCAGTAACAGTAATTACACTTAATCCTTTTACGCCAATAACAGCAGTTGCTATACCACCAGATCCCAGTACATTTACACTTCTAACTGTAACTGTAGGTGTTACTGTATATCCAAATCCTGGATTAGTTAAAAGTATTCTATCAATAGATTGACCTGTCTGACCAGTACGACTTGTCATAATAGCAACAGCAGTTGCATTGATGCCTCCAACTGGTGCTGTTGTAATACCAATTGTTGGTGGAACTGTATATCCTGTTCCATCATTAATTAAATCAATATATCCAAGACCATCTCCAACTGTTAGTCCACTTGGAGTAGTTGCTTTTTGAACAGTTGCAGTTGCAGTACTTGCACCAAGACCAACCATAGTTAATGTTGTAATATAACCAAACTGATCTACAGCAGTATCTACTGCTTCAATACTTGTATCGATTGCTTGATCAATTTCAGCATCCATTACCTCACAACTTAAGGTATAGACATATAAATTATTTAATTGATAAAATGGTTTTCTTGCCTCAACATACTTAATCTCAAACATAGTATTGTCAAGAGGAAGAAATATCAAATCTCCTTCTTGTGGTCTTGTAGATACTTCTACTTCGGAACCTAAGAATGGAGTAATGAAATCTTCATATCTTTCTTTAGAAACAACAAGATTAACAGCATCTGTCGTCTTTACACCAAATTTTGATAGTATATCTCCAGATCCTTCAAATCCTTGATAATTTAATAGATATGCTTCTAGTCTGTAAGCATCATCAAATGTAGATGCTATAATTTCTTTAATAATAGATGTTTTATTAACAATTTTTCTGGGAAGATATACAACATCTTGCCCATATATTTTTAACTGTTCATTAATTATATCTTGGACTAATCTTTGTTCGCTAGTCGATCCTTGCAGAAAATAGGGAGAAAGTGGCATGGCATTATCCTATCATGTCAAGCGGTGGTAACTCGTATTCTGTCTTAAGTTCGTATTCAAGTTGTTCAATTTCTAACTTCGCATCATCAAACATTTGTCTTCCATTTAAAGAAACACCACCAGGAAGCATAACTCCCCGAAACTTCATCATATTAATACCCCATTGTCTTTTAACTAAAGAAGTAACATATCTCTTTAACCACCAATCATTAAAAAGATCATCACATCCAGCTGGGTCTACAAGTCTAGTACATTCAACAATTAAATAAGTATCATTGGAAACTTGATCCCAATCAATATCTAAGTATAATCTATGCCTTTTTTTATTAAACCTAAGTTGAACATCTGGAGTAATAAGTCTACTTAAATCCTCAAGATAAGTTTTAACCATTGCATAGTTCATCAAATCAAGTGCACCATAATAATATAAGTCATTTAAAAATATTTGATACTTAATATTAAACATACCACTAGATATGGTACTCGCATCCATTTTGAGAACTCTTTCTACACCTAATACATGATCTGGTAGTTGTATGAAATTTTGACTTTCTGTAAATGTTGTTGTAGTTATACCAACAGT